CCTAAAGAAAAAATAAACGATTATGGTATTGGTAAAATGCCATTTTTATTAATGATGAAAGAGGTAAATAAAATAGATGTGCGGAGTACCACAAGCCCAACTAGCATTAACAGCAATTAGTGCAGTTGGCAAAGTACAAGAATACAGAGAAAACAAAGCTCTAGCCGCTAGTAAACGTGCCGCTAATGATAGAACAAGAGAAAATGCACAAGTGGCTTACATGCGAGACATTAATAAAATTGACCAAGAAAAAGTACAAGCTGACCAAGAAAAAACAGTAGCAGAGTTTAAAACAAAACAAGAATCTAAAAAGAAACTAGCACAAGCACTTAACTTAAATGCAGGAAATAGAGTTGCTATAGTTCAAGATATAGGTTCTTTATACAATGATGAATACACAGAAATAAACAGAGATTATAAAGGTGATATGATTACATTAGGAAATCAAACTATGGACGCTTATGCAAATATGTCTAAAGTATTTAATAGTTTACAGCCAGTAGTAGAACCTAGTAGAACAGGATTATTATTAGACTTAGGTACAACTGCGGCTCAAGGATATATTAACTATGATGTAGCAAAGGCGGCTAAAAAATAATGGCAAAATATAAATCAAGAGTAAAAAACAAATACATGGGCTCTGGCTTTGAGGGCTATGTAGCTTCAGCAAGAACAACAGAAGGATTAGAGTTAGCTAAAAAATTACAAGAAAGTGCTGTTACAGGTCAAAAATTATTAAATGTTAAAATAGACCAAGATAAAGATGAAGCTATAGATAAAATACAATCTTTGTATGCTTCTGGTAAAAAATTAGAAGATATACAATCTGAAATATTAGCAGGTAAACACCCAGATTTATCTGGTAAATTTATAGAAAAGACTACACAATTTCATCTAGGTAAAGTAAAAGCGGCAGAAACAATTAAAACTATTGAAGCAAATAAAAACAATTATGATTTTAAAAAAGAAGGTAATACGTTAGAAAAATTCTATGAACAATATTTACCAAATTTTAATGAAGCAGATAATTCATTTACTACAGGTTTTGCATCTGCATTTAATGTTTACAAGGCAGATGAAGCTATAAAAGATGCTTCTAAAAGAAGTATATATGCGTCTGAGAAAAAAATAGAAGAAGGTAGAACAATTATATCTTCTATTCCTACAAGTGAATTAAATACTAAATTAGTAGAAACTTGGGATAATTTGTCTATGCAAGTTCCTAATAGTGATGGCAGTGGTAAACCTAATACTCTTTATACTAATGATGAAAAACAAAAAGTATTATTAAAAGAAATAGAACAAACTATTATAGAAGCAAAAACACCAGAAGATTTAACTAGAGCTGATATATTGCTTAACATGGATTTAGGAATAGGTGCTGATGGTCAAAAACGTGGAAGACTTACTAACAGAAAAAAAGATGAAATATTATTGTTAAAAGAAAAATTAGAAAAAAGAAGAAGAGCTTTAGAAATACAAGATAGAGCAGATAAAGAATTTAAAGAAAAAGAAGAAGTAAAAGATTTATTTGCTACTCTTAATAGTGATGTTGAAATTGTTGATGATGATGGTAGCATCTTTACAAGAAAACGTACTTATGAAGAACAATTACAAATAAGAGAAAAATTAGCTACATACGGTGAACAATCTTATTTAACAGCATGGGAAACTGCAATTAAAAAAGATAGATTTACTAACACTGACCCTGCGGCATTTGATGGTATTGTTGCTAATATTTACAATGAACAATATGAAAGTCAAAAAGATGTTTTAGATGCTTTAGTTGCACAAAACATTCCTACTGACCAATGGGGTGCGGCTTTAACATATTACAAATCATACGAAGGAGAAAAAGAAAAAGGTAAAAAACCTATTCATGTTACTGATTCTATATATTCAGCAGGTATTACATCTAACGTAAATGCTGTAGCAGGTATATTTACTAACAATTTAGGGCAATTAAAAGAGAATGGAGCATTTGCTAAAGCTAAAGCTAAAAGTTATTTAATTAAAGAAATACATGATTTTGAAATAAGATTTAAAAAAGAAAATGATGGTAGAGAACCTACTATGTTAGAAAGACAAGATTTTATAGATTTAACTAGAAAAGTATTAATGAAAATGTTTGAAAATGAAAACATTGATGTAGAAATTAAACCAGTAACAGACTACGAAAAAGAAATAGAAGAAGAACAAAAAATTAAAAAAGCTAAACAAACTAAATACAAAGACATGGGTATAGACAAAGTGTTTAGTGACATTGATACTGCTTTAGAAACTAATAAAGGTATGTTTAAAGAACAAATACCAAAACCAGATTTAGGTTTCTTTGGTGACGATACTACATTATTAAATGTTGATAGCACAGATAGAAAAATATTTGAAGATAAAGAATATCCTAAATTTGTGACTCAATTCTTAACAGACAATTTAGGTGAAGGTGCAATTACCGCAGAAATGTTAGAAGCTATAGAACAAGCTGATTTAAACGAAATATTATTAAATATACAATCAGCTATAGGAAGTGGAATTACAATAAAACAAATACAAAAAGGTATTAACGAATATATAGGAGTTAAGAAATAATGGCAACATTAGACCTGCTTGACGCTAATGATAATCTTTCAGACTTACAAAAAGCTGAAAACAGTAAACAAGCATTAGAAGAAATACAATCAGAAAAATTTTACAATACGCTAAAATCTTATTATTCTTATAGAGAATCTGATACTAGATTTGAAACTATGGCTCACGAAGATTTATTAGATTACTTTTATGAAGATAGGTCTTGGAGAAACAACAATACAGTGTCTATGGGTTTTGATATGGCAAATGTAATGGGTGAAGAAGATGAACAAAGAGTTCAAGAATTTGCTTATATACAACAAACATACGAAGCTCTACCTTCATGGTGGGACGACCCTAATAGAAGTTTTGCAGGGTGGTTAATAGACAATGGCAGTGCTATGATAGCTGACCCAGTAAACTTAGTTGGTTATGGTGTTGGTGGTCAAGTTGCAAAACAAGGTTATAAACAAGCATTAAAACAAGCTCTTAAAGGTAAGATGGCTAAAGAAATTAATGAAAGAGCGTTGTTAGAAGTAGCTAAACAAAATAATAAAAAAGCATTAGGACAAGCTGTTAAAAAAGGTGCGTTGTATGAAGGTCAAATATCCGCAGTTATTGCAGGTGGTCAAGACGCTTTGTTACAAACAACTGCTATAGAAGCAGGAGTACAAGATGAATTTAGTTTTAAACAAGCAGGATTAAGCTCTGTTGCAGGATTTGGTTTTGGCACTGTATTTGGTGGTGCATTTGGATATGGTGGTTTTAAATTAAAAAACAGAAGTATGCAAAAAACTGCTGTTAAACAACTTGATGATATACATAATTATGGAAGAAGTAATATTACAGGTAAGCAACTATTTAATGATTTATCTGTAGAAAAACCAAAAACTAAATTATATAAAAATCTTAGCAAAAAAGAAATAGACCAAATAGAAGCTAGAAGCACTTTAAGAGGTAACACTACTTCTGAAAGAATTAAAAATTTAAGAAAAGATAAAATTACAAGCAAAGACAAACCGTCTGAAGGCTTCCCCCTAAATTTAACAAAATACAAAAAAGGTGGCTACCGTCTTTATATTAAAAATAAAGTCAAAGACATGATAGCTAATAATGAAATACCTACTAATAAAGTTACGTTAGAAGAAATGGTTAAACGTGCAGAACAAGTAGGAGCTAACTCAACAGAATTAAGAAAAACTGTTAGGTTAATGGTAAAAGACCCTAAATTTAAAGAACAATTTGCTTACATTATTGCTAATGCTGATGCTATTGCAAGAGAAGCTGATGATATAGTTAAGTTAGGTAACGAATTAAATAGAACAGATTTAAGTGTAGCTGAAAGAAAACAAATTTTAAATGAATTAAATAAACGTGATGACGCATATACAGAGTTATTACAACAACAGATGGAATTACAGAAACCACCTGCACAAGCAACTGCGGCAGGTAGAGTTGTAAAAGACCAAACAAGAGCGGCAGAGTTAAAAGTAAAACCTGAAGACCCTGCTATGCAAAAATTAAAAAGTGATAGTCCTGAAGAATATTGGAAAAAAGTTGGTATGCTTACGGATAATGAAGATGTTATTATTGCATTACAACATGCTAGAAAAGTTAATAAATGGGATTTAGCTTCAGAATATGTAAACAATAATTTATTATCTTCACCTGATACACATATACTAAACATTGTATCTGGTTTAACACAAGTGTTGTGGAAACCTGCTGTATTAGGATTACGTGGTGCTAACATGCTAACTAGAGATAGACACAGAGCTACAATTATTATGAGAGAAGCATTGCAAACTTTAATTTATCAAATGGTATATACTCCACATGCACTAAAACAAGCAGGTAAAGGATTTTGGTTTGGTAGACCTATACTGGATTCTTCACAAATGAAATATGACAATCACATACGTCAAGGTCAATTACAAAGATGGATTAATGAATGGGGAAAAGCAGGAACAGACAGAATACCATTATTAGGTAGGGTAATACAAAGAGGTGTTGTAGAACCTGCGGCGGCAGTAACTACTTTACCTATGAGAGTGTTATCAGCAGGTGATGAATTTTTAAAATCTATGATGTTTAAAGGTAGAATGGCATCTATAATTAATTCACAAATACTTGCAGAAAATCCTGATTTTAGTCTTTTAAAAGGTGACCAGTTTAAAAAATTATATAAAGATAAAAAGAAAGAATTACAAAAACAATTTATAGATGAAAATGGAAGAGCAGTAGAAATTGGTAAAGGATTAGATGATGTATTAAATGCACCATTACAATATGCTAGAGAAGGTTCATACACACAATCAGCTTATTCAAGAAATCCAGTTACTAATAAAGACGAAGGACAAATTACTGGTTGGGTATTAAGACAAACATCAGGTGGTGGTAAATGGGCTAGAGCATTTGGTCTTCACTTTATTAATACACCATCAAACTTATTAAGATGGAACGCACAACATTTACCATTTTTAGGTAGATACCAATTTCAAATGAGACACATGTTAGCAGAAGCAGAAGATGTGGCAGAAAAAGGAACATTTAAAGGCTTTACAAGAAAAGCAACAGCAGGAGTTACTTCATTAAATCCATTAAGAAAGAAAAAATATTTAAACCCAGAAGCGGCGGCAGAAGCAAATGCAAGAATACAAATGGGTTGGTTACTTTGGACTTCAGCTATTACTTTTGCTATGATGGGTAAATTTACTGGTGGTGGTTCAAGAGATTATAGACTTAATAAACAAAGAGAACAAAACACAGGTTGGCAACCATACTCTTATGTTACTAATGATGGAAGATATATTTCTTTAAATAGACTTGACCCTATCTTTACTCCGTTTTTTATAGCGGCAGATATGTATGGAGAAGTACAAAAATATTTAGAAGTAAATGAAGATATGCCACAATATGTTGCTGACCAAAATATAGAATTAGCTTTGGGTGCAGTAGCAACATTAACAAGAAATTTAACATCTAAATTTTATACTAAAAATATAATAGAGACTATTAATTTATTATTAAGTGATGATTTTGTAAATGCTAGAAAACCTGAATATGTATTTAGTGCGGCATTATCAAGAGGTTTATTTAAAATAACTCCATTATCAGGTGGTTTAAGATATAGTAACAGAATTACAGATGAATGGGAAAGAGAATTATTTACATTGTCTGATAGATTAAGAACATTAGACCCTGCTGAATTATGGTCAAATAAAGCTATGACTATGCCTAAACGTAATATGTTAGGAGAAGTTATTAATAGAAAAACAGGTTGGTTGTTTGGATTAGGAGCTGAAACAGGTCTATGGTCTACACCGTTTGCTATGACTAATTTTAAAAACACAGCTACTTCACAGTGGATAAAAGATAGAGATTTTAATTATCTACCACCTGCAAAAAAAGACCCTTATACAAAAATAGATTTAAGAACAATTAAAAATGACAAATACCAAACTGCTTATGACAGATGGTTAGAATTAAAATTAGAAGTTAGATTTAAAGAAAATGGTACTATAATAAAAAATCCTAAGAAATTTAAAGGAAAGTCATACACTCTAAAAGATTACTTAGAAAAGATTATTGCAGATAAAACTAGCGATTTATATAGATTACCTGATGGTATGATAAAAGGAAAAAACGCTCAAACAGATTATGTAATGGGTCTAGTTAGAGGAGCTGAAAGAGCGGCTTATTGGAAGATGTTTGAGGAATTTCCTGAATTAAAAAACATTATTAAAGAACAAGATGAGTTTGAAAAATCTCAATATAATGCGGCAAAAAGTGCAGTAGATATGCTACTACAACAATAAAGTACCCCTTTTAGATAAAATAATTAAAATCAAGGAATTTAATGGCAAATAGTTTTGTAAGATACACTGGTAACGGCAGTACAACAGCCTATTCTATACCGTTTAGTTATAGAAGTACAGCAGACTTGACTACTACAATATCAGGGGTAGCTAACACTAACTTTACTTTAAATGCCGCAGGAACAACACTTACGTTTGATACTGCACCTGCA